GACCGAGAACGTGGTCGGTGTCGGATCAAGCCCGATCACGAGCGTCGGCACGGTATCGGGCGGGGGCACGCCGAGTAGTCGGGTCACAGCGGGCCACGGCTGCGTCGCGGTGCCGTTCGGGATACCTGTCGCGAGGTCGAGGTTCGTGAAGCGCGGCGCATCGAGCCCGGTGAGGTAGGTGCGATACGTGGTATCGCCTGGCACTGCGCCGCGCGCCACGTCGACCTGCTCGTTCCACGAAAGCCAATACTGCCCGGCCATGAGCGAGATCGTCTTGACCGGGCCGCTGTTCGCGAGGCCCTGCGTCATCGAGAACTGCCGGAACGCGGTCAGGTCGCCTGTGTAGAGGCGTGCGTTCACCGCGGCCTGTGCCGCGTTCTCGGGGAGCGCCCGCGGCGTCAGGAGCGGGACCTCACCCCGGAAGGAATTGACGGATCGGAGCGTCATGCTTCAGCCACTTTTTCGTCACCGCACGGAGCGCAGGCATCGCGTCATGATACGCGGTGGCCCAATGCTCGGACTGCGATTCAGCCCGTGCGTGCTGACGCCACTCGTAGCCGATCACCGGCACTCGCACGGCGCCGTGACACAACGCCGCGCACGCGCGCATAAGCCAATCAATGCCGATCCCAATGCGTTGCGCGTGCTCGAGAATTTCAGGGGCCAGCGCCGATGCGCGCACGACAGCGAGGTGGTGCAGCGCCTGCGGGTGCATCGCCACGTCGCGTAGTGTCACGTCTCGCCACGGGTGCGGGTTGGTGATGGTGCGACCGTCGGCATCGATCCGCGCCTCGTGGGTGAATGCCACCCCGGCGCCAGTCTCGTCAAGCGCACGCACACATTGCTGGAGCGCGTCGCCGACCACGCGGTCGTCGTCATCAACCCACGCCACGTACTCGGCGGCGTGCGCCGCGCGCCACCGCGTTTCTTGGAACTGCATCCGGCCGTCGATGACCAGATGCTCGAACCCTCTCACGGAAGCCTTGCACTCGTGCAACCACTTCGCGCGCTCGGGCTCGAACCGCGTCAAGGTCACGACGGCGAGCCCCGGGGTCACGGCGCCCAAATTCGTTGAACTGAGAGGAGCGCGGCAAACACTGCAGTGACGCCCGTGCCGTCAGAGTAGTTGTCGGCGTACACCTTCGGCGTGAAGGACGCGGGAAGCGTGGTCGCGTCAACGATGAACGTGTCGTGCCACTGAGCCCGTTTGGGGTCGGTTGTGGTGTTGAGGGAATTCGCAGGCATGCGACCGTATTCGCTGACCTGCATCGCGATAGCCTCGGGAACCGACGAGCCGTAAAGCGTTACGCTGTTTGAAAGCCCCGTCGCCGGCCAGTCGACCCCCGGGGCCGTCGCTACGCTGGCTTGCATACTCACCTGATAGAGCCCGGGAGCGTCGAATACCACCGTCTGCGTGCCTTGGTTCCAGTGACTGCCGTTGCTCCCGCCGTGCGTGGTGCCTGTCCAGTCGCTGTAGAGGGCTCCTCGAAAAACAGCAGCTCCGATCGGGGCCAGCAGGACGACAAGCGTGTCCGAGTCCCCTGGAGAGGTGATGTCGATGGTCGCAGTATCCCCTGTGCCCGGCGTCACGGCGGCACTGAAGCCTGTGATGTTGATGGTAGTCACGTCAGTCTGCACCACCGTCCCGTCGTGAGCCACAGAGATCGTGCCCCCCGGAGTGACGCCCCCTGTCACGTCGACCGTGACGACGTTCTCCTGCTCGCCGGTGCCCCGGGTCACGGTCACGCCGGTGCCGGTGAAGTTCACCGTGTCGGCGTCGGGAAGACCCAGGTTTGCGCCGTCCTGTTGGAACTGGATGAAGTTCGGAAACCCCTGGTCCTCGTTCTGATTGACGCTGACCGGCGCGATGACAAAACCAACCATGTGCGGCTCCTAGTAGCTTGTCCAGAGCCCGCCGATGCCGCGCGGCGTCACGAACTGGCGCGGCCGCGCTCGGCCGGGCCCGGTGTTGTACCCGCGCTGCGCCTCTGCCTTGCCGTTGCTGATGCCTGCGCTGAATTCGCGCTTGTAGATCTGCGCGGCCGCAGGGTTGCTCCACGGCTGGCCCGGCACCATCAGCAAGTACGCCAGCGCGCCGGCCTCGATGTCGTTGCTGTACTTCTGGAGCGGCGCCTGCGGCACGTTCGCCGCACCTTCCTTCGGTGTCACGATCGCGGTCACGTTGAGCGCGATCACCGTGCTCGGCGTCGGCCAGATGGCGAACTGCGCTTCGGGCACGTACTGGTACTGCGTCGGCTGCGGGCTCGGGCCGACGTTCGGGTTCCATGTGTTCGAGTCGGTGGGCGCAAGGCCCCACACTTGCGGACTACCCCCGGCCGGCGTGAACGTGGCCTGCATCGCAAAGATACCCACGACGTCGAGATTCGGGTCGTTGCCGAGCGAATACTGCACGTCGCCGATCACCGTGGCGCCGGGGATGTTGACCTTCAGCCATTGCGTGTTTTGGCACCACTCGCGGAACGCGCGCATGTAGGCGTGCCGTAGCGTCACCGTAGGGCAGCGCCGTGCGATCTGCGCGACGTTCGCGAGGTAGTCGTTGACGTCGACCATGTTCATGTCAGGCAGTCCCTGGTTGCGTCGACACCTTCGGCGCGATGCTGCTCTGAGCAGCCGACTTGAGCCCGAGCAGGGAGCCCCACTGCTGCATCGCAGCCGCGGACTTGGTCAAATCCTGCCTCTTCGTGTTCTTGGCGTAGCACTTGCCGATCACGAACTGCTCGAGCGCGGTCTGATAGCTGGCCGGCACCGGGATTTCCTCGGTATCGTAGTTCACCTGCGGCGGCACGGCGCCATAGACCAGGTCGACCACGCCCGTCCCGTCGTTGGGCGGGAACACAACGAAGCGCCGCGGGTTGCGCGGGTCCTCGGTGTAGTGCTCGACGACCACCTCCTGCGTGGCGGCCGGCCAGAAGCGGTTTGACTCGTCGAGCAACCCCTTGTCGACCTGCGTGATCACCCGCCCGCCCGTGTTGCGCGGCACGTCGATCAGCGCCACGGCGTCGTCGGGGCACGACTGCTGCTCGCCGGCCGCGAGCGTGAATTCGAGCTGCACCACGTAGAAGTCGGGCTTCGCGAACGCCGTCGCGCGCAGGGCTTCGTTGAGGTAGTCCAGCAGGTCGGGCGCCGACCACGTGCGGTGCGCCCGGTCGAGCAGGGTGCCCGCGGCGCTGTCGAGGATCGTGGCGGCGTTGATCGGCATATCAGCTCAGGTCGGCGGTTCCGTCGCCTTCGGCAGCTGCGGCCAGCTCCGCGACCTTCGTGCGCAGCTTCTTCAGCGACAGCGCCAGGTCGAGCGTCGCGCCGTACTCCTCGAGTGCGAACATCACCAGGTCGTCGGCGGTCGCGGTGCCGATGTCGAATACATCCTGCGGCGCGGTGTTCACGACCTTGCGCGGCATGCGCTGCATGCCCTTGAGCCACGCCATGCGCTCGGGTAGCGGCGCGTCGAGCGCGCCACCGTAGACGCGGTACATCGCGTGCGTGCGCAAGCGCGGCGTGTTGGGCATGAGGCGGCCGTTCTCGATGTGGATCACGAACGGGTTGGTCTTGTCCTGGCGGCGCTTGGAGCTGCGGCCGGCTGCGTCTTCGAGATTGGATGCTGCTTGTGCGTTGATCATGGGTTCTCCGCTTGATCGGTTAGTGGGTGCTTACTTCTTCGCCTTGAGATTGGCGAACTGCTTCTTGTCGAGAGCCTTGTCTTTCGGCGAGCCCTCTTTGACGCCCTTCGGTTCCTTGTCGAAGGGTGACTTCTCGAAGGCCTTCATCGTCTTGGGCATCGCGCCCTTCTTCATCGGCATCTTCATGCTGGTTCCTTCAGGTAGAAAACCGGCGCCCTCAGGCGCCGGGTGACAACGTTGGCAACTGCTGTCGAAATCAGGAACCGGCCGGGGTCGTGCCCGGCGTGTACGCCCGCGTGCCCATCTTGCCGGTCGTCGAGTTTTTCTGACCCGGGCCGAGGGGGGTGTCGGGGTAGCGCGCCTTGGCCTTGCCCGAGGCCTTGGCGTTGTTGCTGGTCACGGTTTCGGGCGCCGTCTTGACGGTGATGCCGCTCATGCCGTAGGGGTTCTTCGTCTGCATAGGATTCTCCTGTGGAGGGTGAGTGCGACTGTGCTGTGATCGTACTGCGATCAGCTGACCTTGACCACGGCGGTGCCGACGTAGTTCGGGCCGATGACTTCGTACCCGAACACCATCAGGCCGCGGATGATGTAGCCGAAGTCGCTCGGGTTGTCGATCATCTGAAGCTCAACGATCTGGCTCGCGAACGTGAGGCCGGCGCTGTGGCCGAACATGATGTACTGAGCCGGGCCGGGCGAGGTCTGCTTGAGCAGGTTGCGCGACTGGTACATGGTGAAGCGATCGATCTCGCCCACCTTGCCGTTGCGCACGATCGACACGCCGTCGCCGGCCAGCGAAGCGATGCGCAGATCGCTCTTCTTGATCGCGGCGATGAAGGCCGGCGAAGCCACCATCCAGCGGCCTTCGTCGCTGACGTTCTGCTCGTCGAGCACAGTACCGCAGTTCACGATGAAGTCAACGACATTCGTCTTGTCGATCGCGACCGGGTTGGTCGAGTCGCCCAGGTTGATCGAGTTCGAGTCGACGCCTGCGGTCGTGCCGCTGTTGTCGGCAGACACTTCGGCCGGGATCGTCTCCAGCATGTCGGCGTCGGCCGCGATGCGGATCTGAATCGAGCCGTCGTTCGCGAACACGTCCGCGAGGTCGAGGTCGGACTGCCGCGAGTCGACCGTCGAGAGTGCCACGGTGAAGCTTTTGGCCTGGTCGATCGACAGCGTGACCGAGTTGCTCGTCGGGTACTGCGGGTTCAGGCCGGCGCCGATCACGTAGTCCGAGACGATCACGTCAGGGATCGTGCGGATGATGACCTGCGCGCCGAAGCCCGCGATCTCGCCCTCGTAGTCGGTCGTGGCGATCTCGCCGAAGACGGTCGTCTTGTAGAACTTCTCGACGAGCTTGCCCGAGTAGAGCAGCGGGTCGAAGTTGACGGTCGAGCCCGGACCGTAGTCGGGGATGCCCGAGGCGCGCGGCACGTTGGCGTAGGCGATCAAGCCGGCGCGGCCCATGTAGCTGGTGAATGCGTCGTGCGCCTTGAGCGCAGCACTGGCGACGAACGCCTTCGCAGCGGCCGCGATGCGGCTGAGTTTCTTTGCGGTGGCCATGAGAATTCTCCTGAATCGTGTTGCGATGTGAGTACCCGCTATCAGCGGGCACCGTTGCGCAGCGCGAGTCGGGCCTCGAATGCCGTACGTTCCGTGTCCTTTACCTTGCCAAGAGCCGACCGCTTGTAGAAGTCTTTCACCTCTGCATCGGTCGGGGCGCCAGCCTGTTGGGCCGGTGTCGGGGGCGGGGCGTTTCCGCCCTCGGGGTTGGCGCCTGTCCCGCTGGGCGTCATCGGTGGGGGCGGCGGTGCGGGCGGCTTCGGGGCCGGCGCAACTGACGTCATCCACTTTTTCATCATCCTCGTCGCGCCGGTGGCGTTGGCGTTGGTGATGTAGACGTTCAGAATGGTTTGGCGGACAACCTCGTTCTCGTCCTCTTCCGCGAGCCACGCGCGCCAGCGCTGGTCGGCGTCAACCTCGCGCCAGTTTGGGAGCTGCTCGGTGAGAGCATCCTCGAACCCGGTGCGCGCGGCGTCGGCGTTGTTGGTCTGCTGGCGTTCCTGCGCTTCGCGAACGGGCCGCACCGCGGCGTCGATCGCTTGTTGCGCAGTAGCGCGTGCAGCCCGTAGCGCCGTCCCCGCCATCACGCGGCACTGCTCTTCACCGTACTGCTCGATCTGAGCCGGGGTGTAGAACTGCGTGAGGTCGATCGCGTCGTCTGCTGGCTTCGCCGTGGCTTGGAGAGTCCGAGACTCGTCCTCTAGCTTGGCTATCCGCTGATGCAGGGAGTCGCGCTCCGTCGCCCGATCCGTGCGCTCGCGCCGAAGGATGCCCTCGGTGACCTTGAACCGCTGTTGCCAGTAGCTCGGGTCGGAGTCGCGCGGGTCTGCGGCTGGTGCTGCGGCCTGCGGTTCTGCGGCTGGTGCGGGCGCTGCGGCCGGCTCGGTGGCCGGGGTCGCATTGCTCGTCGGGTTCGGTTCCGGTTCGGCGGGTTTGTTGCGGGCTGCAATTCGATCGTTGATCGCTTGCGAGCGGCGCAACACCGCGCGAGGGAGTTTCGTTTCATTCGAGGCCGTTGTCGGCTGCATTCATTCTCTCCACGATCCGGGGAAGTCCGGGGTTCGGCGCTACGCGGGAGTCCACCGATGGCCGTTGGGTTCGGCCTGGAGGTCTCGCTTCTGCGACTGGAAAATCGGCGCTGCGAGGTGCTTGGCGAGGTCGTCCAGATGGGCCGCCTTGCCCTGCGCGCGGTACAGGTGTTCGCCTGTCAGCGTGCGCAGCTGCATGTTCACGTCGTCGATCTCTGCTCTGATCATCGTCTGAAGTAGCGACCCTTCCGGCGACTTCCCGAGTCGGGCCAGAAATTCGAGCTGCTGTGCTGTCAGACGCATGGTGTGCGGCGATTGTGGGTGGAGTGGGTGCTCACGTCAAGGCTCTTCCTCGGACCACAGCATACCAACGTTGAGCAGAGTGCCGTTCGGCACAGCCTGCCCCCCGAAGTTGAATACAAACGACTCGGCAGACCCGGGCAGCAAGATCATCGGCTTCTCGCCCAGCACCCCGAAGTCCCACACCACAGGCAATAGATCGGCCGCGCTCCCGCTGATCGTCGAAAGGCCTAGATGATCGCTACGGCACAGGCCGACCGACGCACCGAGCGCAGAGGGGTTCGCTGTGTAGTACCCGAAC